AAAGTAAACTTAGTATGAGAGCAGCCGCAATAGAACGTATATCAATAGCTAAGTTCAATGGTGGACAGGTTTGCCCAAACTACAACATATCATCTATTATGCTATTAGAGGAAATAGCAAAGGAAATGGGTATAACCGATTTACAGCACGCTGAGAATGGTGGAGAATTCCACATAAAGGAATTGGGGTACTTTGTAGATGGATATAGTAAAGAACAAAACATCGTATTAGAATATGATGAACCACATCACTTCAATTCAGATGGTGAGTTAAGAGAGAGTGATATAATTAGACAAACAGAAATAGAGAAATACTTAGATTGTACTTTTATTAGGATAACTGAGTAATTTTTCGTATACTAGAAAACATATGAAGATAAAGAAGATTTATAGAGATACAATCGTTACTGATGCTAACGGACAGGTGGATTCTAACATATATATTGATACTGACTCAGTCTTTTTCAGCAGCGTACCACTATTAGACCATCGAATTCCTAATTGGAAAAATGAAGATCAAGATACAATAGCTGGTTTTGTAAATGATATCGCTGGTGAGATGCAAGATTATCTTAATAACTTCTATGATATACTTTCTGAAAAAGTATTCAATGTAGATAAAGATAAACACCGATTTGAGATTAAAAAAGAATTCGTTTCCAAAGCTGGTATATGGGTTGCAAAGAAACGATACGCACAATGGATTATATCAGATAACGGTGTACCATGTGATAAATTAGATGTAAAAGGATTAGATGTAGTACGGTCATCATATCCAGCTGCATTTAGAAAGTTTATGAGTGAGGTACTTATTGAAATCCTAAGAGGTGATACCGAAACACAACTTACTGATAAAGTATATGCTTTTAAGAAAGATTTGGTAAATATGGATTATGTTAAGATTGCAAAAGCTGGTGCAGTTAAAAACTTATCAAAGTATATACCTAAGAAAAAAGACCAAACGGCAATGTTTAGATTCCCATCAGGATGCCCAGCACACGTAAAAGCATCCATAGCATATAATCAATTATTAAAACACTTTGGGGTAGAAAATCAATTTGAACCCTTAAAAGATGGAGATAAGATTAAGTGGGTATATCTTAAACAAAACCCATTTGGATTAGATGCAGTTGGTTTTAATGGTTATAATGACCCACCTGAAATAATGGAATTCATTAAAACTTATATTAATTATGATAAAATCTTTGAAAGAGAACTTCTAAAGAAACTTGATGATTTCTATGGGGCATTGGGTTGGGGTGAGGTATTATCATCTACTAAAACAGCTGAGAAGTTTTTCTCCTTTTAATTTGGAATATTAAAAAAGATTTCGTATCTTTGTATGACAATATGTCAGTTATACCATCTTCGGTATATAGATTGAACTATGATATAAAACAAAAAATAAATAACATGAAAAAAACAAATTTTAGTAACGCGGAAATTAAGGATATAGTAGATTTTGCTATGAATAACAAACAATTTCAAAAGAAATAACAATAACACACAGATTACATTATTAAACAAGTTAAAAACAATAGATTAAGATAGATTATGGCAAAACAATTAAAATTTAATGTAGAAGCAAGAGAATCTCTAAAGAAAGGATTGGATACTTTAGCAGATGCAGTAAAGGTTACATTAGGACCCTCAGGAAGAAATGTTCTATTACAAAAAAGAACTGGTTCACCTCATATTACAAAAGATGGTGTATCCGTTGCAAAAGAAATTGAATTAGAAGATGTATTCGAAAACATGGGTGCACAATTGGTAAAGGAAGTATCCCAAAAAACCGCAGATTCTGCTGGAGATGGAACAACCACCGCAACAGTTCTTGCACAAGCAATTGCTCAAAAAGGTTTCGAATTTGTAAATGCAGGAATCAATCCAATCACCTTAAAACGAGGTATGGATAAAGCAGTTAAAGTTGTTGTTCAAGAATTAAACAGACAGGCAATTGTAGTTGGTTCTAATAAAGATAAAATCAAACAAGTTGCAACCATTTCCGCAAACAATGATTCTACTATTGGAGAACTAATCGCAGCTGCGTTTGAAAAAGTTGGTACCGATGGTGTAATCACCGTAGAAGAATCCAAAGGAATTGAAACTTCAATGGAGTTGGTAGAAGGAATGCAATTTGATAAAGGTTATCTTTCAGCACACTTCGTAACTGATACCGAAAAAATGAACGCAGTATTGGAAAATCCTTACATCTTATTATATGATGGTAGAATATCTTCTATGAATGATGTTCTAAGTTTATTAGAAGGAGTTTCTCAACAAAGTAAACCGTTGGTAATCATTGCAGATGATGTTGAAGGAGAGGTTCTTGGAACACTTGTGGTAAACAAACTTAGAGGAACTCTTAATGTTGCTGCAGTTAAGGCACCTTCATTCGGTGATAGAAAGAAAGAGATGATGAGAGATATTGCAATTCTAACTGGTGGAACATTCATCACTCCAGAGTTGGGTATGAAGTTAGAAGAAGTTACTATTGAGCAATTGGGAACTTGTGAGAAAATGACAATCGGTAAAGACTCTACTACTATTGTAAATGGTGCAGGTTCTGCAGAAAAGATTACTGAAAGAATCAACCTTATTAAAGGTCAAATCGAAAACACAGAATCTGATTACGATATTGAAAAATTACAAGAAAGATTATCTAAACTTGCAGGAGGTGTTGCCGTTCTTTATATCGGAGCAGGTTCGGAAGTTGAGATGAAAGAAAAGAAAGATAGAGTAGATGATGCACTTCATGCAACTCGTGCAGCAGTTGAAGAAGGTATCGTTGCTGGTGGTGGAATTGCATTATTAAGATGTTTAACAGTATTAGAAGATTTCAAAAAAACACTCGATGGTGAGTTTGAAGATGATAAAGCTGGATTAGATATTATTGCATATGCATTACAATCACCAATTGAACAAATTTTGAAAAACGCTGGATTAAATTCAAATGTAATTATCCAAGAAGTACTTCAACATTCAGAAAGAATGGGTTATAATGTTAAAACGAGTGAGTTTGTAGATATGATTGAAAATGGAATCATTGACCCGAAAAAAGTAACAAGAACTGCAATAGAAAACGCATCATCAGTAGTTGGAATGATACTAACCACCGAATGTATGGTAGTAAATAAACCAGAACCCAAACCAGCATTTCCAATGATGCCGGGTATGATGTAATAAATAAATCTAAAAAGATTTGGAACTCAACAAAGTATTTCGTATCTTTATATCAACAAAAAACTAAAAGTTATATTAAATTTAAATTATGGAAAAACAAAAATTAGATGGTTTCATTAATCGATACAATCTCGGTGGTGAAGTAGAATCAGTTATGATTAAATCAGAAGGTACGAATCTTAAAGTTCGTATGATATCTGATGATAAGACACTTTTGGGGGATGTATCTGTTACAGATATGGAATTCCCTATCGGCCAATTTGGTATTTACACAACTTCTCAGTTAAGAGGATTACTGAGTGTATTGGATAATTCAATTAAAGTAGAAGAAACACCAGGTGCACTTAAATTCTCAGATAAAGGAACCAAAATGCAGTATATGTTGGCATCCCCTTCAGTTATCCCAGCGGTACCTGATTTAAAGGCACTACCGCCATTCGATACTACAATTACATTAGATGATGATTTTATTAATAAATTCATCAAATCTAAAGGAGCATTAGCAGATGCAGATACATTTACATTCACAAGTAAAAATGGTGTAGGTGAAATCATCTTAGGGTATTCCTCAATCAACTCTAATAGAATTTCTATTACGGTAGATTCAAAATCTGAGGGAGATGTAGAACCAATACAATTCTCAGCAAAATATCTTAAAGCAATCTTAGTTTCAAATAAAAGTTCAAACACCTCATCTTTGAAGATTTCTTCTCAGGGATTAGCACATCTTTCATTTACAGAAGGTGATTTTACATCTGAATATTTTTTAGTAGAGATTAAGTAATATGAGTTTTTGGGAAACAGAACCTTACAAACCTGAATTTATATTCGAAGATGAGAAAAGAAAGCTTATTGAGAATATGGATTACCTTATGACGATGACTGTTGAAGAACAGACATTGTATAAGAAGTGGGTAGAATTACAAGAAGATTCTATGATTCGTGATAAATCCACACTTGCTTTCCTTTATGATTTACAATGGAAACCAACTGATATAAACAATAAGGAGCTGACGATTCAAGAAATTGAATTGTTGGACCCTTATGTTGAAATCGTTGAAGATGATGCCGCTGCATCAACAAAGTGGACACATCTTCGTAGAATGATTCATACAATGAGTTGGACTGCTAACCCAGGTCGTAATGTTAAAATTACGATTAAAGATAGAACTTCCGGTAAATTATTAGGTTTAGTTTCGCTTGCATCGGATGTTACATCAATGGCTGTTAGAGATAAGTACATTGGTTGGAGTAAAGATGATAAATTTAAGAAGGGTAAGTTGAATTATACAACTATCGCTTCTACAATTGTATGTACCCAACCGTTAGGATATAATTTTTTAGGTGGTAAACTTACCGCAATGATGACTACTGTACCGGAAGTTAGAGAATTTTGGAAAACAAAGTATGGGCAAACTCTAATAGCAGTTGGTACTACTTCTTTATATGGAATTCATTCTCAGTATAATGGAATTCCACATTTCAAAACTTTAGGTGAATCCGCTGGTAAAATTTCATTAAAACCAGATGATGAGTTTTATGAACCATGGCATCAATGGATTAAAGAGAATAGAGCAGATTGGTATCAAATTGCTATCACTAATGAGAGAATTAGAAATGGTGAAAGTATGGGTACTGGTAAAGGTGCTAGTGGACCTGTTAGTGGCATCAAACAAAAAATTCTTGGGCAGATATTTAAAGAATGCGGTATCAAACAAACCACATATCATCATGGATTTAAAAGAGGGGTATATCTTGCAATGATGTACGAAAATGGACCTGAGTTTCTTCGTTCTGAAATAGAAGAAGATAAATTGGTTATGAAGAAAAAGTTTGAAGAAGGTACCGATTACATCAACAAATGGTGGAAGAAGCAAGCAATAAAACGTTACTCAAAACTACATGATGAGGGTAGGTTAAAACCAGACCACTTGTATTATATAGATGCAATTGGAATGAGTTGGGAAGAAATGAAAACAAAATACCTACAAGAAGTAGGAAGATAAATTAAAACAATAAATTATGAACTTACAAGAAGTATGTGCAAAATACAGAATTTCAGATGCATATCTGAATTCAAAAGATGATGGGTTATTAGTAGCAGCAGTATCTATTCAAGATTTAATTAAAGAAATTAATACATCGGCAGTTAGGGGTATTGATGAAAACCGAAAACAATCCATAGTAACAAAAATGGAGAAGTTGGTAGATTTCCTTAAAGATGTAAAAAACTCAGGAGTATAAATGGGATTTTTTGAAGAAAATAAAACAGTAAAAAAAGTAAGTAATTCACTTTGGTGTGAACGCTATAGGCCGAATACCTTAGAGGAATATGTTGGTAATACACATCTAAAGGAAAAGATTCAGGGGTATTTGGAAACAGGTGATATTCCACATTTATTGTTGTTCGGGAAAGCGGGCACGGGAAAAACTTCCTTGGCAAAATTAATCGTAAACACAATAGAGTGTGATTATATAATCATAAACGCATCTGATGAAAACAATGTGGATACTGTGAGAACTAAGCTCAAAGGATTCGCATCAACAGTAGGATTCAAAGATTATAAGATAGTTATTTTAGATGAATGTCTAGATGAAAATACATTGGTTTCGGTTATGCGGAATGGTGATGAATTTAAACTTCCAATTAAAAGTTTAGATGATAAAACTGATTTAGTAAAATCGTGGAATGTGGATAAGAGTGAAATACAATGGCGACCTTTTTACCATTGGAATATAGGTGTTAGGGATGTATATGAAATTGAACTTGAAAATGGAGAAATAGTGGTATGTACCGAAGAACACAAATGGTATGTATTGGATAAGAATGATAATATGATAGTAGTAAAAACTAAAGATTTACATAAATATAATTATATTTTATCCCCACAATAGGATTATTTTACAACTAATCTATATTTATAATAAATAACTGATAATGTTTCTTACTCAAATCGGCATAAAACAATATAAACACAAATGTAATCATTGTAGTACGATATACATTAGAAAATATAAAAGTGGATCATATTGTAAAACTTGTTGTGAAAAAAAAGTATGGTTGGTCGGTAAAACTAGGGATAAATCAATAGGTAGAAAAATAAGTAAATCTAAAAAGAAGTGGTATAAGACAAACGATGGTCAAATTTTCAAGAAATATATTGGTAAAGTGAATTCTGTAAAAATGTTAGAATTTAATAAAACACCATATGGTAAGGAACTAATTTTACATCGAGCGAAAAAACAGTCCATTATAATGAAAAATAAGATTATACGTGGTGAGTTTACCCCACCAATAACAAATACATTTACTCATTGGGATGCTAAGATAGGTGATATAAGATTTAGAAGTTCATGGGAAGCTTGTTTCTGGGTATCAAATCAACATTTACTGTATGAAAGTACTGAATGTCGAACGGAGAAACAGGAGAATGGGAGGGTGTATATTGGTGATTTTTACGATACGGAACATAAAATATTATACGAAATAAAACCAAAATCATTTTTCCTCAAACAATCATATAAGATAGATGCACTAATAACCCACTGCGAAAAAAATAATTATAAATTTAAATGGATAAATGAATTTAACATACTAGATTATATATGTGAACCTGATTTTGATACAATAGATAAAAAAATACAATTAAATAAGTTATATGATGGAGTTAAAAAAAATTAAAATCAATTCAATAAATAAGTTAACCGAACAACGTAGCGTTTACGATATATCGGTTGAAGGTAATCATAATTTTTTCATTGGAAAAACGGAAACACTAACACACAATTGTGATTATTTAACCCCAAATGCACAAGCTATTCTTCGTAACTTAATGGAAACATTTAGTGGTCATTGTAGATTTATTCTAACATGTAATTACGTTGAAAAGGTAATTGAACCGATTCAATCTCGTTGCCAAACTTTCCAAATTGTACCACCAACTAAAAAAGCTGTTGCAATTCAAGTTAGTAAAATCCTTAACAATGAAGGAGTAAAATTCGAAGTTAAAGATTTGGTACCAATTATAGATGCCGGATATCCTGATATTCGTAAAATTATTAATACCTGTCAATTAAATTCCAACAAAGGTAAACTTGAAATAGATACTAAGGATTTATTGGAGAGCGATTATAAGGTAAAGATATTAGAACTTCTTAAATTTAAAGATGACCCGAGAAATCGATATATGAATCTAAGGCAAACTTTGATTGATAGTAAAGTAACTGACTTTACAGAATTGTTTACATTACTTTATGATAAAGTTGATGAGTTTGCTGGTGATAATGTTGGTAATGTTGTAATTGCATTATCACAAGGACAGACAAACCACTTCCATTCAATTGATAAAGAGATTGCAATGGCTGGATGTTTAACTGAAATTAATAGAATGATATAATGGCAGCAACCTTATTTGACCATATAAAGGCAATTA